TTCCATCATCCGGCCATCTGTGATCCCACAAGGATTTGAACCTTGAACCTACAGCTTAGAAGGCTGTTGCTCTATCCAGTTGAGCTATGGGACCATAAAGTTATGATCTTGAGCCTGAGAATCCTAATTCAAAGGATTCAGCTGGATGTTCTTCTATCCACATGTGACAGTTTCTACAAACTGGTAACCATGTAGATGTTTCCAAGTGGTATACACCACGGCCATGTTTATGATGAACATCTGTAGCATGCAAAGTACAGTTATGTATTTTTGCATGACAGATAGGATTGTCTTGTAAATACTGCCTACGCTTTTTAGTATAGGCAGCATTTATTTTAGACATTTTACTTGAGACTTTTTTGATACTCATTTGGTTTAATTGTAAAAAAGTTTCTTGGTAGTAACCCTAAAGACATAAACTTTAAAACTACATCTTCATATGTTATACCAAGGTCTCTGAATGTAAACGTGTTTTTGTAGTCTTCTAACACTTCATCTGCAGGTATACTTGCAATATATTGTGCTAAAGGGCTGTGTGTAAACGTTTTACTAAGATACGCATTTATTTTCTTATTACAAAGTGTTTGTTTCCAAGCATTGATTTCTCTTTGCCCACGTTTCCATACTCTAGATATTCTACGTTTTTTATCCCAATGAAGCTTCTTAACTTCTTCAGGTTTATAGACATTTAGACCATGTAACACACGTTTAAACAAAAAATGTTGATACGGATTTAGTTTACTGTATTCAAAAGAATTGATTACTGACGGTGGGTGTAACTGATATTCAGTTAATAACCCCAAGTATTGATAACGCTCAATACGTTTGCTTAATATTAGTTCTTGTTCATTAAGTTTTAATTTTTGGATTTGTTCATGAGATAGCATACTGTTTATTTTAGATATTAGTTATTTAGTAATTGTGTAATAAAAATGAGGGTAGAGAGCTACTTAATTCACTCTCTACCACTGCATTCTTCAGAAAAATTTATTAAAGTTCAAAGGTTTCTTCTTCTAAAACCTCTTCTTCAACTTTATCTTCTACTACATCACTAACATCTTCATCTTCATTTGTCTCATCAACGTTGATTCCAAAAGCTTCAGCTGATGTTGCTGTCATTTTAGTAGCTGTGGCTGTACCATTAGCTTCTCTAATATCAGCACCATTAGTATGAGCAATAAGTACATCCTCTGCATCTACGTTAGGTACAAAGAATGTTTTCCTATAAATAGGTTGACCATCAACACAGCATATGATACCTGTATCACCTGCGTATTTATAATCTCTGTCTGGATCATTCTTGCTAAATGGCTCTAATGATTCTCTAATAATGATTTTACCTGATAAAGATTCATTTGCTTTGAATCCCATTTCTTGTAAATCTTCAAGTTTACCGTGGATTAGAGTTGATACGTTTGAGCTTTTAACCCAACCATTAACTCCAAAGGTTACTCTTTTTTGGCCAAGTCTTACATAGCCATACTCTGAATTACTACTTGATTGGCGGATAACATTTCCCATGTCATCAGCAATGATGTTTACTGAATTTTGCATTTTTAATAAAATTTAAATGGATTAATAAAATAATTGTTTGATGATTTTAGCAATCATCTGAATGAAAATACGGATCTTCCAATTTTTCATAAGCTTCTAGCTCATCTAACGCTGGTTCATGTTCTTCAATATGTTCTATTGAAATTTTCTCAACCTTTGTAGATGTATCTGAAAAACTATTGTAAAAAGGATTACCCACTTCTTTTGTATATGCTGAGCTAAGGCCATTAAGATCATTGTACTCTTCATCTGTTAATGCTAAGTACTGCTCTAAGGAACATTCAATTATTCTGCCGTTGGGTAATTGTATTATCATTCTTTACTTTATCAGATGTAAAGATAATAATATAACTGATCTTGGGTCAGTATAATTAAATGATTTTTGGCTTGACTCAAAAATAATAAGCATTAATATAGCTAACGCATTATAGAATTGTTAGCTTTCTGCCTACTCTTTGTATGTAATTATGTTGTTTTAATTCTTTTAACCATCTTTTTATAGATGATTGACTTGAGTCAGCATCATCAGCTAATGTACTGATTGATGGCCAACATAATCTGTTTTTGTTTGCATAGCAACATAAAATACTATACAAACCTTTTGCTTGAATAGATAGATTAGGATCTGTTAAGACTTCATGTTTAACAATTCCAAATCTACTGCTCTTCCTGTACATGATCTTTTAGTAGTCTAAGTAGTGCAAGATTATTATCTTGTTCTGCTTGCAACTTTAGATCAGTTAAAGAATACTTACTATTCATATAAGGTCCAAAGTGTTTATGTTCTTCTTGGCCCTTAAAGCGTCTATATTCTGATTTTACTAGTGTTATTGATAATTTAGGCATATTAAAAGTTATCTGGGTTATCTATATATACTGTATTGGTCAATGCAAGTTCTGTTTGCTTACCATTTTTAAAATATTTAATAGCATTTTTAGTAATTCTAGTACAAAACATAGGATTTATCTCAAACGGAACAAGTTTAAGGTTTTTTTCTGTGTCATGATATAATAGTTCTAGCTTAATTCTGCTATAAAAAGGATTAAATGGTTTATCTGTTGACCAAGAAGTGTCACCAACAACTTTACCATAGACTAAATCATTGTCTGTGGGCAATAATCCCATATCACTAAGAATATCTACTTCATATTCTGATCTTTTGTGATAATTAGGTGGCTTAACCTTGACATAATCACCAATTTTAAGCGCTTTATACTCACTTTCTAATAACATCAAGTGAATGATAGCTTCTACAGAGCTATCTGACAGTTCTTCTGTCAATATTTTATAGACGTGGTTACTGTTCTTACTAAAGTTAAATGCTTTAGGATCTATAATCTTAGAAAAGATAACACGTATAACGTCTTTTTGTAATGAATAAGTATCTGACATAATTTAATATTTTAATCAAGAGCACATACAGAAAACAAGTATGAGAAAACTGTATGGCTCCTGATCTTGATTACACAATCAACAATCCACAAGACCTAACTACACTAGTGTTATAAATATATTATAATACTGGTGTTGTTAGTGGTCCATATGTGGAACTTTATTTATTTGCTGCTTTGAACTCAATGCAAACAAATGGGATTAGTATAATCCATTTCTTGTAGCGTCCTTTTGCACCATTAGTACCCATTGCCAAACCAATAACTGGTGTTTTTTCAAAGGATACAGCTGGTAATAGCTTGGTAGAACGCATCATTGTAACATAAAATAATGCGTTTACCCAAACTATAATCAACAAAACTACTTCAACTAAAAGTTTCATGCTTCCTAACCAACCATTATAATAATAGTTCATAATGATTAGTGAAGTCATTCCAAAAGGAATAATTACCGTAAATAGCCATTTAAGCAATGACTTGAAAAATGTTTTCATAATTGTTTAATTTATAAGATTATTATTGTGTCACCCAATGCTAAACGATCAGCAAGGATTAACTCTGTTATGTAATAGTCCCCATTCCATGTAGACCAATCTGCATTGGATAGTGGACTGAATGTTCTGATAATGTAATCTGGTTCAGCATTCATAACACCATTAGTGCTATCTGTTGCCCACTCTATCCAGCAGCTTTCTGCCCAACAAGTAGGATTAGTGCTTTCCCATTGTGCCTGATAAATAGGCATCTTAAAGCTATCCCAACCATATATGTCTTTTTGACCTACGATTGGTGTGTTTAATTGTACAAATACAAATGATGTATCTGATAACGGTTGTACCCCTACAAGTTCACACTCAAGAGGCTCCTTCTCACAGCTCATTATAGATACTACGAGAAGGAATATTGATATATACCTTAACATCTGGTATACTTTTGTTTTTTAGCATTCCAACATTTCTGTTTCTTCATCTTCATTTTAGATGTTTTACAAGATCTACTGGATGCACATGATTGTACGATTGGACCAGCTATAAATAGCATGATCATAAGATAAATGATTCTTTTCATAATGTTTATTTTAAATGATTATTTGTTGTAATAAAAAGAGAGTACAGATCCTAGTCTTATTTCTGTATTTCACTGCTTCACTTTTATCAGGATGGTAGCTATGTGCACTAGCTAACTCTCTTTTAATATTGCGGGTACTATGTCTATTATCCTATAGAGGAAGAGACATAACACCATTATTTAGTATTGTTGCTTGTATTTAGGGCAATGCCCTTTATGTTAGCTATATTTATATTATAGGTAGTGCTAATTGTTACAGTAGTGGTAAAAGGTGGTATTTTGTGGGTATAAGACCTCACTTTTATTGTGACACACACAAAAAAATTTAATTTACCAACAGTTTTTTTAAATTATTACTGATTTTTTCTATTTATTAGCACATAACGTTATATAGCTGGGGAGAAGACTGCAGAAGCCGTAGTTGGCAGAGCAGATAGCAGAGTAATTAGCAGTAACCATGCAGAGTTATTACTCAGTTAAACAAGCAACAGGGCATTACACCCTGATGCTGTTGTACTACACTACGCTGATTCAACCCAACGTAGATTAGTTTCTTCTCCTGTGTTTAAATCTATCACAGGATTATCTGATAGTTTAAAGCCCGGCATTTCATCCCCTTGATTAAGCTTATTTTGCAAAGCTTTAATTGTTGGATGATTAGCACGCATCACTTTGTTGGTTTCAGGGTCTATAAGACTTAAGATACCAAAAGTGACATTACCAGTAGCTCTTGTTGCTACTGACATTCCAGCAAGTTCACTCTTCTTTGAAGTGATGAGCTTGTCTGTTACAATGATTGTGGCTGTGCCTGTGTTCTCATTGATTCTTAATTTTCTGAAAAATACACTCATAATTTTATTATATTTAAGTTATAGGGCTCCCACATCCTTGTGGGGGTACCCCGTGTACAGTTTATAGCTGGGGAGCAGATTGGTAGAACCTTTCAAGCACGCAAAACACACAACTTTTTGGGGGGCAGGAAATTTTTTTTCTAGAGGGCGGGGGCATGTTGTCACTCAAAAATTTTTATAGAATTTAAAAAATCACTATATTATTCTTATAAAAGAGTTACTAACTAAAATACTTTCAGCATGGCAGAGAATAATAATGGACAAGAGGAGCAAGATGATATAATGGATAGAATACATCAAGCACAATTAGATCAAATATTATTAGACAAGGCTTATGACAATGCGTGGCTGATACTGTCCGGACAAATAACTTTTGATGAGTTACTAGGCCAAAATTTTAGAAATGAAGAATCTATGATAATGGCCTTTGATCCAGGAGAAGGACCGAAAGAACAAGAGTTAGAGAATATGATAGCACATTACATTGAATTAGAACAGTATGAGAGATGTGCAAAATTAACTGAGATACTAAACAAAACGTATCCTAAAATTACAATATAATGGCACTAAAGAAATCAAGTAAAAAGAAAAGTACTGTAAATAGTAGTGGTAATTACACTAAACCAACTCTTCGTAAAAGATTATTTAATCAAATCAAAGCTGGAAGTAAAGGCGGAAGACCGGGACAATGGTCAGCACGTAAAGCTCAAATGTTAGCTAAAAAGTATAAAGCTGCTGGTGGAGGTTATAAAAGTAAGAAGTAATGAAGAGAAAGCTACTTACAATATTATTATTACTTGTTATGAGCTGTGGCCCAGCAAAACCATCATGGGAATATAAAAAAGCACCTGATACTTTATTTGAAGCGGTTAACGTAAAAGATAATCCAAACGTAACTAAGAATGATAAAACAATAATGGGACTTTTATTTTCAGGTATGGTTTTATTTGTATTACACACATTTGTAACAAGATAATGGCAAAGACAAAACAACAAAAGAGTCTAGATAGATGGACTAAACAGAAGTGGAGAACTCCTTCAGGCAAGAAAAGCTCTGAGACAGGAGAAGTATATGCACCGTCTAAGACTATTTCTAAATTAAAAAGTACTAAGAAAGGTAGAAAGAAGCTAGCTGCGGCAAATGCAAAGAAGAGAGCAGCAACAAGAAAAGGTAAACAGCACGCCAGTCATGGCTTACATAAGGGTAAGAACAGAACTGGAGCTAAGAAAAAAAAGAAATAAAATGAATAAAAGAGAAAAAGCAAGGATGTGGTTTGCACATAGAGGCATTAATCCAGATAACACATTTACAAACCCAGAGGATAGACAATTTACTAAACTTGACTTTCCACCAATTCCAGTAAAGTATGAAAATGCTCCATCTTTACAATGTCAGATAGACATTATTTCATTTTTAGTATATTCTCATGTTACAGTTATGTTCTGTGATCCGTCTGGTCAAGAATGGGAATATGAAGGTGGAGCTGGTGGATTAGGTGCAGGAGACATTTCTGGTGAAGGTATTTTAACTTATGGTGATTTAGATACGTTAACAACTGCAACAACCTTTGAAGTATCTTTTATAAGTGCTGATGGTGGAGGTACACAAGTATCTTGGGGATCAAGTGGTAATGCATTTGCTGCTGGTGTTGGTGAAGGCTTTGGTGTCTTTGGTGGCAGTGGCGGTTGGAAAAAAGTAGGATAATGGCAAAAAAGAAAGATAGTAGATTAACAAGAGCTGGTGTAGCAGGCTATAATAAGCCTAAGCGTACACCCAATCACCCAACAAAATCACATATTGTGGTTGCTAAAGACGGTGATAAGATAAAGACTATACGTTTTGGTCAACAGGGTGTTAAGACAGCTGGTAAGCCTAAAGCTGGTGAGTCAGCTAAACAAAAAGCAAGACGTAAGAGTTTCAAAGCAAGACATGCTAAAAACATTAAAAAAGGTAAAATGTCTGCTGCATATTGGGCAAATAGAGTTAAATGGTAGATTATGACACAAGCACAGCTAATTAAATTAGGATTTCAAAAAGTTTTTATAGATGAAGATGATGAAAACCACTTTTACTATCACATTGAATTTGGTGAGATAATATTTATTTCAGGAGATAATGAAGAAGCTGAAGAAGATGGGGGTTGGTATATTACTACTCCTTGCCAAACACTTAGATTTTATGCGTATAATGAAATCAAAAGCGTAATAAATATATTCAACCGTAATAAAATTTCTGAAAATAACGTCTAAACTTTTTTGATGTAAACTATTTTTGTATATCTTTGTCAATATTAACTTAAAATATTGAAAGATGGCAAAAGAAACCAATGTTAATCCGCTAAGTGAAAAAGATCCTCAAATGTCTAAAGAGGAAATGGCTAAGCGTAGAGAAGAAATTACTGAATTTTATAAAGATAACATACCTCATCTTGAAGTACAAGCTGATTATGAAACGTTATTAGCAGCTATTGAAAAAGCTAGAGCTGAAAGAATGCAAGCTCAAATGTTTTTAGCTCAATCTTATGCACAACAAAATGCACAGAATGGAGTAGATCCAAACTCTGAGGAAGGTAAAGCTTTCCAAGAAGCAATGGCTAATGCTATGAAAGGAGGAAGTGAGGAGTCATGAGACAATTAAAATTAGGTAGTAGAGGTAAAGATGTAGAAACTTTACAAGCAAAACTTAAAATTCATGTTGATGGTCACTTTGGACCTATCACTGAAAAAGCTGTAGAAAGATACCAACTAGCTAAAGATCTTCCATGTACAGGTATTGTAGATAATGATACATGGACATTATTATTAAATGTAGAGTGGTCAGGTATTGATGCAATAACTGAAGACACTGATGTAACAGAACAGTATTATAAAACTAACTATAATCAAATAATTCATAGACATTACTTACCAAAAGGAGAGTATATAGAAGGACCTATTCAGAATGAATATATATTTCTACATCATACAGCTGGTAATGCAAATCCATATAGATGTATTGATCATTGGGGTAGAGATTCACGTGGGCGTATAGCTACTGAATTTGTATTAGGTGGTATTAATCATAGAAATGGTAATGATGAATATGATGGGGTTATGGTTCAAGCTTTTCCAGAAGGTGCACAAGGTTGGCATTTAGGAAAAACAGGATCAGGTTTTATGAACCGTCATTCTGTAGGACTGGAGATTTGCAGTATGGGTTATTTAGATAGAAATCATTTAACCTATGTAAATTCTAAATGTCAAAAAGATCAAGTAGTTGAATTATCAGAACCATTTAAGGGTATGTCTTTATGGCACAGATATTCTGATGCACAAATTAAAGAAACTGAAAAGTGGATTAGATATGTAGGTGAAAGAGATGAGATTGATATTAGATTAGGTCTAAAGCAATTTATAAAAAAACACGGACCAACAAAAGGATTTGGTTTTCAGTCTGATGCATTCTATGGTAAAGTTAGAGGATTATTAACACATACAAACGTAAGGAAAGATAAGTGGGATTGTTTTCCACAGCCTGAGTTTGTAGATATGATAATGAGTTTATAGTATGGCATTAGTAAATAAAGTAGATTTAAAATTGCAAGTAGATCTTGATGTTTCAATAAAGTATCAAATAGTTACTTATTGTTTTTTTAATGAAACATTAATTTCTAATTCTGATTTAAAATTTTTAAGTGAACTAGGAAAAGCAGGAAAGATAGAACTAACAAAATTTTGTACTGATTTAGTTAAACAAAATATATTTAAGAGTTCTCAGTCTGCAAGAAATGCTATTACAAAAGCAGAAAAAAAAGGTTTACTTACTAAACAGGGCGTAAACAAAAAAACAATTACTCTTAATAAAGCAATAAATGTACAAACAGATGGACTTGTTTTATTAGATTATAAAGTTTTAGGACGTGAAACCCAAGAGTCATAAAGAGTTTAAAAAAGGTATAGCAGATGAAGTGGGAGTGCACCAATCTGTTGTAGATGATTTTTTATCTTTTTATTATGCAAAGGTAAGAAGTAAACTTTCTAGTTTAGATTTTCCAAGAGTTTATTTAGAAGGACTTGGAACATTTTATTTAAGAAAAAATAAATTAGAAAAGGCAATAAAAAAGAATAAAAGCATTTTAGGAAATTTAGCTAAAAGAACTTATGCTGGATTTGCTAAAAGTGAAGATGTTCAAAAAGATATTGAACAAATGGAGCAAGCATTACATCAGATGGAACAAGATATATTAAATAAAAAGAATTTCAAGAATGAAAGGTAAATGGAAAAAATATTTAGATATATTTAAAAATGCTGATAAGATTGCTGAGGGTATTTCAAATACAGTATTTAGAAAAGAACATGTTGAAGCAGTAGCTACGGATAGATTTCAAATTTGCATTCAATGTTCTTTGTTTGATGCTAGTGGAGATAAGTGTGTAGCTCCAGGAACACAACCATGTTGTGGAGACTGTGGATGCAGTTTAGCATTTAAAGTAAGATCATTATCATCTGAATGTCCAAAAGGATTTTGGGATGCATTAGTGACAGAAGAAGATGAAGAAATAATAACAAACCAAATAGATAAAAATGGCAGAGAAACTAACTAAAGCACAAATAGTAGGGGAGCTACTAGCAGAGGAACAAATAACAGCAGAAGAAGCAATAACATTGCTAGAACCTGCTCAAACAATAATTCATGTCCAAGTACCACAAGAGGAAGTACAGACAGTAATGCCTTTTGGAAATATGTGGACTACTAATATCACAGACTAATGGCAATTACATTTAAAGAAGAAGGACATTTGTATGAAAGCATTGATCAAGATAAGATAACTTGGACAAGTGTTACTTCTTTAGTGGGTAAATTTAAACCCAAATTTGATAGAGAAGGTCAAGCAAAAAAATCTTCTAAGAATAAAAGATCTAAGTGGTATGGTATGACACCAAAAGAAATTATTGCTGCATGGGATGGTGAAACTGAAAGAGCAATAAAATTAGGTAACTTTTACCATAATCAAAGAGAAGCAGATATGCTTGATTTAAAGACTATAGGTAGACATGGGGTGGAAGTTCCCATCATTAAACCTATTATTGATGATAATGGAACTAAAATTGCACCAAAGCAAAAGCTTGAAGCAGGTGTTTATCCAGAACATTTAGTGTATTTAAAGTCAGTTGGTATATGTGGTCAAGCAGATCTTGTTGAAGTAGTTAATGGTTATATAAATATCACTGATTACAAAACTAATAAAGAAATAAAAGAAAAAGGTTTTACTAATTGGGAAGGAATAACTAACAAAATGTTTAGGCCTGTTAATCACTTAGATGATTGTAATTTGAACCATTATAACCTACAACTCAGTATTTATGCGTATATTATTAAAAAGCACAACCCTAAATTAAAGATAGGTGATTTAACAATACAGCATGTAAAATTCAAACAAATTGGAGAGGATAAAAATGGTTATCCAATCAATGAGCATGTTAATGGAGAACCTGTATTAGAAGATATAAAAATTTATAAACTACCATATTTAAAAGATGAAGTAAATTCAATTATAATGTGGCTAAAAGAAAACCAATAATGAAAGAATATATAGCAGCAGTAGAAGTACAATCATTGCAATCTAAAGTACCAACAGATTTTAGATTTGAAGAAACTAAAATAAGAATTGACTTAGATAAAGTTGTATGGTTTAAAGAATACTTTCATGTAGCAACAGATAAATTTCAAGATACTCATACAGAGGTTTTGTTATTTGGACAGAATAAACCAATTATCTTAGTTGTACCATATGAAACATTATGGCAAGATATATTAACATTTAAAAAATAAATAATGGCAAAAATACCTATATTAAAAACAAACTATAGAACCTTGACACAAGTTTTTCCAGTAGTTCCATTAGATTCAAATGGTGCTCCTGCTGTAGACAGGAATGGTAACCGTTTAAATAAAGACATGTCTAATAGAACAGACTTATATATTGATATGAATACTGTAATTGGAGTATCTAAATATTTTGATGATAATTCAGAAAGATTCAGAAATAGCTATAGTCAGATTATAATAGTAGGCGTATCTGTACCTGCTATTCCTATTGTAGTAACTCAAAATGTAGGTACTATAAAAGGCTATATGAATGACAGAGAAAATTGTGGTGAACTCTGTGAAGACAACTAATTATGATAGTAAAGTTATTTGATATACAAAACAGTAAGGTGGTTTTAACAGAGCATTGTTTTACATTACCATTTTTAAAAAGCATTATGACAGAATACCCTGATACTCATATGCAGGTTTATCAGTATTTATTTTATATGTCATGTCCTAATCCTGATTTAAATCCTTTTTTTAATTTACCTGAACATGAAAAGGAAGATATAATTATTGAAGAAATAGGTTTAGAAGAATCTCCAGAAGATCCAAAGATTAGATATGCAATGGATATGTGTAAGAAGTTATATGAAACTCCAACATACAGAGCTTATGTAGGTATTAAATCCATGTTAGATAGATTAGCTAAATACATGGAAGTTACACAGATAGAACATGGAAGAGATGGAAACATCAACTCTATGGTAAATGCAGCTGCTAAGTTTGAGCAAATAAGGCAGTCATACAAAGGAGCATTTACAGATATGAAAAATGAACAAGAAAGTTCAGTACGTGGTGGTGCAGGATTAGCTTATGATCAAATGTAAATTTAATTAATATGGAATGGATCTTCTGTTATTGGGATGAGCCAGAATTTAAAAATAAAAAACCAAATAAAAATGAAACAAATAGTAATACCAGTAGGAAAAAGACTACTAATCAAAAGAAAAGCAGCTGAAACTAAAACTAAATCAGGAATAATTATTCCAGAAGTAGCTCAAAAGAAAGAGTTTAAAGGAACTGTAGTAGGTGTTGGAGCTGAGGTAGAAGAAATTAAAGTAGGAGATGAAGTTCAGTATGCTGAGCATGCTATGCCTACACCTATGAAACATGAAGGCGTAGAGCATTTACTTCTCCAAGCTGGAGATGTCTTTGCTATTATAAGATATGAGTAGGATAATCCCAACATATGAAAAGGGAGAATGGGGAACTACTGAATTTGAATCTGATCTTGATTTTAGAGAATATTTAGAAGGTATTTTTAAAGAACCAGGTCAGTATGATTTTACAGAAGTTGCTTTAAAATTCAACAAGGAAGCCCGTACATTTAATGAGCAGGGCTTTTATTGTAATGCACCATTTAGATCTAAAGACTTTACTGCATATTGGGAAGATCAAAAAAACAAATGCAGGCAGGGTGTTATATACAAAGATCAGGGTAAAGAATGGTATTTGACTAGAGACTACTATATGTGGTTAAATTTTTTACCAATCTTTGATAAAGAAGAAAAACATTATGGTTTTGCAAAAGTGCGTGATGCACAGTATCATATGGCTTTATATGAAATACTTGCAGAATTAAATAACCAACACTCAGCTATTCTTAAAAAAAGACAGATTGCTTCTTCATATTTTCATATGGGTAAGATCATAAACCAGTATTGGTTTGAAGAAGGTTCTATATGTAAGATAGGTGCATCATTAAAAGATTATATTAATGATAAAGGTTCATGGAAGTTTTTAGAAGAATATAAAACTTTTTTAAATGAACACACTGCTTGGTATAGACCAAGCAACCCAGAGAAAGTATTACTTTGGCAACAGCAGATTGAAGTAAAAGTAAATAATAGAAAAACTTCAAGAGGTCTTAAGTCTAAAATACAAGGTGCATCTTTTGAAAAGAATGCAACAACAGGTGTTGGTGGTCCATGTACTTACTTTTTTCATGAAGAGGCTGGTATTGCTAAAAATATGATGCAGACTTATGAGTACTTGCGTCCAGCAATGTCTTCTGGTATGGTAACTACAGGTATGTTTATAGCTGCAGGATCAGTGGGTGATCTTGAACAATGTAACCCACTTAAGGAAATGATTTTAAATCCTGGTGCTAATGATATATATGCCGTAGAAACTAATCTAATGGATGCTGATGGCACTATTGGTATGGCAGGGTTATTTATTCCAGAACAGTGGTCTATGCCTCCTTATATTGATGAATATGGTAACTCTCAAATTAAAGAAGCTATAGAAGCAATTAAAATAGAAAGACAAAGATGGAAGAGTGAATTAAGTGGTGAACAATACCAATTGAGAATATCTCAGAAACCTTTAAATATTGCTGAAGCATTTGCATATAGAAAAGAATCAATATTTCCACAGGGTATATTAAGTAAACAACTTAAAAAGATTGAAGAAAAAGAATATGCCTATGAATATATTGAATTAGATAGAGATCAATCTGGTATTGTTGCAAAAAGAACTAAGAAGTTGCCTATATCTGAATTTCCAGTAAATAAAAAACAAACAGATAAGACAGGATCTATTGTTGTATGGGAAAGACCCGCAAGTAAAAGACCAGAGTTTGGTGCGTACTATGCTTCTATTGACCCTGTATCAGAAGGTAAAACCACAACATCAGATTCATTGTGTAGTATTTATGTTTATAAAAATGCTATAGAAGTTACAAGAGAACTACCAGGTGGTGATGTAGAACAGTTTATTGAAAAAGATAAAATAGTAGCAGCATGGTGTGGTAGATTTGATGATATAAATAAAACCCATGAAAGATTAGAAATGATCATTGAATGGTATAATGCTTGGACTATTGTTGAGAACAACATATCCTTGTTTATACAACATATGATTGCAAGAAAAAAACAAAGATACTTAGTACCAAAACAACAGATATTATTTTTAAAAGATCTTGGTTCAAACAGAACTGTATATCAAGAATATGGTTGGAAGAACACAGGTACTTTATTTAAAAGCCATTTAATATCTTATGCTATTGAGTTTTTAAGAGAAGTAATTGATGAAGAATTAGATGACAATGGTAATGTAATGAACCAAACTTTAGGTGTAGAAAGAATACCTGACCCAATGCTTTTAAAAGAAATGCTTGCATATTATCCTGGTCTAAACGTGGATAGACTTGTAACATTTGGAGCATTAATTGCCTTTGTAAAAATACAGCAATCTAACAGAGGTTACTCAAAAAGACGTGAATCAGAGGATAATTCCTTGGTAAATTCACAAAAAATAAGTAAATTAAAGTATAGTCCGTTTAGGAATATAGGTAGTAATAAAAAGCAATCTAACCAGAGAATAAGAAGATCAGGCTTTAAAAACATTAAATAGATGAAAGTATTAAATGCAATGCAAATGAAAAACGGGGCAAGAGCTGAAAGTGGCCCTACGTTTTCTAGTTTAACACAGCCTGTTCAGTTTTTACCGTATAAGAAAAAAACAGATGACTGGTCAGCATGGAATTTAGATTGGTTAGAATTACAAGGTATAGAGTTTTTACGTGTAAACTCTAGAAGGTTACTTAAAAATTATAAACTTGCAAAAGGAGTAATTGATAAATCAGATTATATAGTTGAGCCTGACAATGAGTATAAAGATTTAATGGACGTTTTAACTACTGAAAATGATTCAGCATTAGAACTTAAATTTTATCCTATTGTACCTAATGTTATAAATGTACTTACTGGTGAATTTGCTAAAAGATATTCTAAAGTACAATTTAGAGCTGTTGATGATGCATCTTATAATGAAATGCTTGAACAAAAAAAGATTCAAATAGAAGAATCTTTATTGGCTGATGCAGAAGCAAACTTGGTACGTAAGATGATAGAAATGGGTATGGACCCAGGATCAGAAGAAGCACAACAACAACTTAACCCAGAAGCTTTAAAATCATTACCAGAGATAGAAGACTTTTTTAGTAAGTCTTATAGAAGTATGGTAGAAGAGTGGGCATCCCACCAACTTGCAGTTGATGAGGAAAGATTTAAAATGCAAGAACTTGAAGAAAGAGGGTTTAGAGATATGCTTATTGCAGATAGAGAATTTTGGCATTTCCGTATGCTAGAAGATGACTATGATGTAGAGCTATGGAATCCTGTATTAACTTTTTATCAAAAATCTCCAGACCAAAGATATATTGCTGATTCAAATTATTGTGGTAAGATTGATCTAATGACTGTATCTGATGTAGTAGATAGATATGGTTATTTGATGGATGAGAAACAACTAAAGTCTCTACAAAAGATTTATCCGGCAAGATCAGCACAGTATCAAGTTAATGGATACCAAAATGATGGTGCATATTATGATGCTACAAGATCTCATGAATGGAATACAAACATGCCAGGTTTACCATACAGACAGTTCACATCTAATTACTGGAATGATCCAGCAAGAGGTGGAGATATATTAAGTCAAATTCTTGATGAGAATGAAGATGTTTCAATGTGGGGTGAAGGTAACCTAATGAGAGTATCAACCATTTATTGGAAGACACAGCGTAGAGTAGGTCATTTAACAAAAGTAGAAGATGATGGAGAAATCATACAAGAGATTGTAGATGAAACATTTAAAATTACTAAGAAAGCAGTATATGACACTTCTATTTTTAAAAGTAAAACAAAAGAGAATCTTTTACAAGGAGAACATATAGATTGGATCTGGATTAATGAAGTATGGGGTGGGGTTAAAATTGGTCCAAATTTACCAGCAATGTGGCAATCTACTATGGGTGATAACATAAACCCAATATATTTAGGTATTAACAGAAAAAAACCAGGAAGGTTACCGTTCCAATTTAAAGGAGATAATAGTTTATATGGTTGTAAACTACCTGTAGAAGGTAGAGTTTTTTCTGATAGAAACACAAGATCTACTTCATTAGTTGATTTAATGAAAGCATATCAAGTTGGGTACAATATGGTTAACAACCAAATTGCAGACATTCTGATAGATGAATTAGGAACAGTAATCATGTTTGATCAAAATGCTTTACCACGTCACTCAATGGGAGAAGACTGGGGTAAAAATAATTATGCTAAAGCATGGGTAGCAATGAAAGATTTCCAAATGTTACCTTTAGATACTTCAATTACTAATACTGAGAATGCCACCAACTTCAATCACTACCAGACTCTAAACATGGAGCAAACTAATAGATTGATGTCAAGAATTCAATTAGCAAATTATTTTAAACAGCAATGTTTTGATGCAATTGGAATAAACCCACAACGTTTGGGTGGGGCTGTATCTGCACAAACTGCAACTGGTGTAGTACAAGCAATGCAACAATCTTATGCACAAACTGAAATGTACTTTGTTCAGCATTCTGATCATTTAATGCCAAGAGTACATCAAATGAGAACTGACCTAGCTCAATATTATTATAGTTCAAATCCAAGCTTAAGACTACAATACATATCCACAGAGGCTGAGAAGGTCAATTTTGCTATTAACGGTACTGAACTATTACTTAGAGATTTTAATGTATTTGCAACTACTAAAACTAATCATAGAGCTATACTAGAAAATCTTAAACAAATGGCTCTTACAAATAACACAACAGGAGCAAGTATTTATGAATTAGGTAATATTGTTAAAGCTGACTCTATTGCTGAAGTATCTGATATATTGAAAGATTCAGAAATCAGACAGCAGAAAATGAGAGAACAAGAAATGCAACAACAACGTCAAATGCAAGAGCAACAACTTCAAGCAAAAGCTCAAGAAGAGCAACAGAAGTTACAAGTTGAGATGGCAGAAAATCAAAAAGATAGAGAGAATGATGTGTTGTTAGCAGAAATAAGATCAGCTGGTTATGGATCTATGGTAGATATAAATCAAAATCAAGTATCTGATTATCAAGATGCTATGAAAGATATTAGAGAAACTACCCAGTATAGAGAACAGATGAACATGAAGCGTGAAGAAAATGCATCCAAGTCTATTATGGAACAAAGCAGACTTCAGGTAGAAAGAGAAAAAATAGCAGCCTCAAAACAAATAGCAGACACTAAACTTCAAATTGCTAAAGAGAACAAAAATAAGTATGATTCTCCAAAAAGTAAAGATGATAAATAAGCGTTAGCTATATACTGCAATTTATTTTTAGAATTAGTGAAATTTTTTAAGTTTATGTTGATAATAATATAGAAAAGTTTCTGTATATTATTAATGTAAAGAGTATTAATTATTAAAACCAACATAATTATGGCAACTGAAACACAAACTGTGAATAGTAACGTAGAACAAGTAGAGGTAAATTTAGATGAAATATTCAACGCTGCACCAAGTGGCGCTGATATGATTCAAGACACCACTGCAAAACCAAAAAGTATTTTTTCTGGTTTAAACAAAAAAGCAGACATGTCTTTTGCTGATCCAGATTTAGATGATAAAGATGATCTAAACGCAAAGGTTGAAGCTAAAGAAGAAAATACTGAAAATGAAACAGAGGTAACAAATACCTCTGAAAATGAAACAGAAGTAAAAGAAACTGAAACTAAAGTAGAAGCAGATGTAGATGATATTTTTGAATCATTAGATCCAAGCTCTCAAGAAACTGAAGTTGAGGTAGAAGAGAAAAAAGAAAAGAGAGGTAGAAAAACAATTAGTGGTATCTCTGATGTATTTGGTAAACTTATAAAAGATGATAAGATTGTACCATTTGATGATGATAAATCATTAGAAGAATATACTGCTAAAGACTGGGAAGAGTTAATTGAAGCTAATCTAGAAGAAAGAGCTAGACAAGTAAGAAGTGAAACTCCAAAACAATTTTTCCAGAGCTTACCACAAGAATTACAAATTGCTGCAAAATATGTAGCAGATGGTGGTAAAGATTTAAAAGGTTTGTTTACTACTTTAGGTCAAGTTGAAGAAACTAAAACTATTGATGCAAAATCAGTAGCTGGCCAAGAAAGAATTATTACTGAATATTTAAGTGCAACAGGATATGGAACTGCAGAAGATATTCAAGAAGAGATTGAAATTTGGAAAGACTTAGGTAAGCTTGAAACACAAGCTATGAAGTTTAAACCAAAATTAGATAAGATGCAAGAAAAAGTTGTTGCACAAAAGCTTAAAGAACAAGAGCTTAAAAAGAAACAACAAGAACAAGCATCACAACAATATATGAAAAATGTCTATGAAACATTAAAAGAAGGTAAACTGGGTGACATTAAAGTTGATAGAAAGACTCAAGCTATGTTATATAATGGTTTAGTTCAACCAAACTATCCTTCTGTTAGTGGAACTAATACAAATCTATTAGGACATTTATTAGAAAAATATCAATTTGTTGAGCCTAACTATGCATTGATTTCAGAAGCTTTGTGGTTATTACAAGACCCACAAGGTTACAAAGCAAAGATAATGGATAAGGGAGCTCAAAAGAGTGTTGAAAAAACGGTTAGGAAGCTTAAGAGTGAACAAGCTAATGTTGGTGGATCTTCATTAGGTGTTACAAAAGCAGAAGAAGAAAGTGCAAGAAAATCTTCTAAGAGAAAGATTCCAAGACCTACAAACATATTTAAACGAATTTAATTAAGTAAATTAAATATATAAACTGAAAATTAATTATTAATCAAAAACAATCAAATTATGGCAACTCCAGTTTTAAATAATGGGATTTTCCTACGTGATACAAGCTATAAAGCAAGTTCACATGTTGATTCTTATCACCTTACCCAAATGCTTGGTAACCCTGAGCCTATGGATATGGGACCAATTGATTTATGGGCTATGACCCAGAAGGTAGAAATGCCTTTATATCAAATGGCTTCTTTTGGTGGAAAGAACACAATCATGGTGGATAACGCTAGAGGTGAGTACAAGTGGCAAACTCCTATTGCACAGGATCTTCCTTATATTGTAGCTGATATTGAGCCTGCTAACGCTAGCAAAGGTATTGATGGAACTACTTTTAAGATCAAGATCAACAAAAGAACTTTTGGACATGGTGACATTATTACTTATGATAAGTATAATGGACTAGAATTGTACATCACTGCGGATGATATTATCCCTGCTGGTGACGGTTTTGTTTACACTGTTCAATTAGTTAACAACAACAACTCAGCTTCGTTAGATAATAAATATCTAGCTAAGGGTACTAAGTTCTTCAGAAAAGGTTCTGCAAGAGGTGAGTACGGTGAAAGATTCTCTGATATTGAAACAGGTTCTGGTTTCCGTGAATTCTACAACTATGTAGGAGGAGCTGAAGCTCACGTACACTATTCAATTTCTTCAAGAGCAGATTTAATGATCAAAGGTGGATTAAACGCTGATGGTACTGTACCTGTTACTGAAATTTGGAGAAACTTTAATACAGATCCAAACAATCCATCAGTACCAAGTATTGAAGGACTTGTAGCAAACATGGGTAAAGCGGGTGCTAGAGAAGCATTTGAAAATGGAACTCTAACAAGAACTTTCATTACAAATATGGAAGCAGCTCACTTATCTAAAATTGCAACGGATATTGAAACTTACCTAATGTGGGGTAAAGGTGGTAGAATTAAGCAAGATGGACCAGATGATATTAGATTATCTGTAGGTTTATGGGCACAGTTGGATAACTCTTTCAAGAGAGTATACAACAAGTCTTCATTTACACTTGACATGTTTAAATCTGAACTTTACAACTTCTACCAAGGTAAAGTTGAATTCAAAGGACCAGACCCACAAAGATCACTTGTTGTACAAACAGGTATTGGTGGTATGCAATTAATCAACAAAGCAATTGCTGATGAAGTGTATGGTTCTGGTTTAGTACAAAATGCATCTGAAATAGGAGCAGTTTCTGGTTCAGGTATGGATTTAGATTATGGTTTTGCTTACACAAGCTTTACTATTCCATTCTTAGCTAACGTTAAGTTTGTATTGAATCCAGCATTTGATAACTTAAACACTAATGACATTGAGAATCCGTTAATTGACGGTAGACCTCTAAGTTCATTTAGCTTTATTATCTTTGATGTAACTGATGAAGGAAATGATAACATTCACTTGTTAAAACTTTCTTGGGATAATCAACTTAAGTGGTTCTACCAAAATGGTACTATGGACTACATGGGAAGAACTCAAGGGTTTGCATCTACTGGTCAGTTCAATGGGTATAGAGTATATATGACTCAAACCATGCCAGCTGTATGGGTTAAAGATCCAACTAAAGTTCTTAAAATTGTAATGAGAAACCCAATCACGGGAGGATCATTCTAAGAATTGTAATTAAAGGGGAGGTGGGTTAAACCTCCTCCCTTTTTATTTTTAACCTTTTAAAATATACTAATCATGGGAGCACCAAAACAATTAACCAAGTTGAAGCAACAGTTTGAGAGCCCAGCTTATGAAGGTGTATCAAGAGCAGAAACAGGTAATGCAAGATTACTACATGTAAATGAAGTAATTAGCTGGATCCGTGATGTAGCTGACTCAGATTCTTATTTAGATAATGCAGCTGCTAAAGCAGCAGGACTTAAAAAAGGAGATATATATCATACTGCAGGACTTTTAAAAGTTGTTATTGACTAACAGTCAAAAACTTTAGCAAGGATAAAACCTTGCTTTAGAAATATTAGTAATAATAAAATGTGCAAAATTTGCACTTTTGACGTGAGTAACAATTATTAATTTTTAAAAAAACCAAAAATGGAAGATTACACTATTGTTGAAAAGTATCAACAAACAAAAAAGAATAGCACAATTGCTATACGCCCTTATTTTAATCCTTCAAAGGAGAATATGGGATTAGAAAAATATGGATTGGCAATGCATGATGGAGTATATCATGAAGAGTCACTTGCATGTTTAGAAATGAATGGAGTTAAGAGATATGTTACAGGATTAAATGAGTTTGCTCCTGAAGTAAAAATGTTACCTCCTAAAGAGAAGAAGGCTAAGATTGCAGAAATCAGAAAGGTTGTTTCTGAATTAGAAGCTGAGTTAGCTGCTAATGTAGTTGATCCAGAAGATAAAGACTTTTGGAATAAACTAACTGTTATGAAGCCTGATAACTCTAAGTTTTGGGATAGAATAGCTATTAGATGTGGTAATGATCCTGTGTTTTTAGATGCAGATGTAGACCCATATGATAGAATTAAATTATATGCTATTAAAGCAGGAGGATTTTCTATTGTAGCAAAATCACTTGCAGAAGCTAGATCATCACAATCTGGCCATAAATTTTATTTAGATACAGTTCAAGAAACATTAACAACTAGAACTGAATTAACTAAATTAAGAAACAGAGCTATTTCAGCTCTTACTGATATGTTTGATACAAATCAAACAAAACTATTGTATGTATCTAAGGTATGTGATGCTGATAGTGTACAATATACTAAATCAACACCTAATGATGTATTATATGAAAATATGGATACATATATAAATGGTAATGGTGCTGAGTCTAATAGAAAGAGAGCAGCTAAACAATTCTTAGATGTATCTAAATTAGATATGGAAGAATTAAAAATAAGAGCATTAATTAAAGATGGTTTATACTATAGATTTTTAGTTACAAAAGCAGGAGGTTGGATTGAACCAATTGATAGTGGTATAAGACTAGGTAAAAGACCTGATGAATGTTTAGAGTTTTTAAAAGATCCTAAGAATGAAGAGACACTTTTATCATTGTTAGATAAAATTGAACCATATTGGAACTCTTAAAAAATTAGATAATGGAAAACAGTACACTCTTAATTAAAATTAAACAGCGTCTAAATAAACTTGATAGTCAAGACTATGATAATATAGAATGTTGGCAATTTATTGAAGCTTTTAATAAAGCACAAATAGAGTGGTGTAGAAGAAATCTACATGGAGGTAATATGTATAAAGAAGGAGATGAGCTATCTAAAAAGAGAATAGATGATCTTCAACCTTTATTAATAGAACTATCCTTAACTGGAACTGTTAGTGATAATTATTTTGAGGCAACTAATTTTCCAATTGATTCTTATTTAGAGTATAAGAGAGTTACCACGGATGCAACAAGTGAATGTTGTCCTGAACCAAGATCAATGACAGTATATTTAGCAGAAGAAGCAAATGTTCCACTTTTATTAAGAGATCCACTAAAGAATCCGGATTTTGAATGGGGTGAAACATTTTGCACTATGCTAGATAATAGAATAAGAATATACAGAAACACAGATTTTAATATTGTAAACCCTGTATTAACTTATTATAGAAAGCCTGTGCTTATACAAATACCTGATTGTGTTGATCCATATACAGGTAATGTAAGTGTAATAAATGTAAACTGTGAATTTAAGGATGATTTAGTAGAAGTTATACTTGATGACACAGCAGCATTAATTGCTGGAGATATTGAAAATTCATATCAACAACAAAGAGGAACACAGGCTGCAGAAAGAAATAATTAATATATGATATAATACAATTATTTTGTATATTATTATAGTAACACTAAAGTTACGAACAGAGTAAACTGGTAAAATCTTTATTTATTAACCTGTGAGGGTAATGGTCCTCACACAAATTTATTTATTATGGCTTATTTTAATAATGCATTTAACAAGACGTTTGTTGTTGCTTCTGCTGATTTAGCAGCTGGAACTTCAACAAGTGCACTTGCCGCAGGAGAAATTGGTTTAGTAGATGGAGCTGACTGGCAAACTGTAGCAGTTGCTGGTGGTGGTGCCGTACCTGGCATTACTGCTGGAGAACTTGCTTATATAGTTGAAGGTTCATTCTATTCTAAAGACACAATTGGAAACAATCCTGGTCACGGTGGGTACAAAGAGTCTGTAAAATCTAAGGGTATCAATCCTAGATATATTACAAGACTATGGGCTGCAAACTGTTTAGAAGCTAAACAAGCTACTGCTAAACTATGTTTAGGATCAGATTGTGCTCCATGTGGTAAAACACAATTTATGAGACTTGATGTTAAGGGATCTCCTGCATTAAGATTTTTAAATCACAATGCATATGCAATTGCTGATTCAGCAAATGTATGTTGTGTTGATGGTCAAGAGTATATTGATCCAGCTTTAATCTTAGCTACTATGGCTCAGATGGCTTTAGCTGATCCACTAATCAAACCTTTTGTAGCAGAAGGTTCAGTTGACGGACTTTTAGAGTCTGGTTTAACTTTATCTGCTGGTAATGGTTATTCAGTTGATACTCATGATACAACTGCAGTAGATAAAAATGGTGCTGCTATTTCTGCTTCAAGCCGTCCAGGTTTTAAAGCAGCTAAAATTAAAGTATTAACTGTATCTGGTGGTGGTGCTAAAGGACCTATTGCAACTTATGATGTTGCGCAGGCTGGTGCTGGTTATCAAGAAGGTGATGTTGTAACTGTTGTTGATGCTGGTGCATCTGCAGATGCTACATTAACTGTTGGTGCAGCTGGATTAACTGTTGGTAGTGTTACTGTAACTTCAACTACTGGTGGTGTTTCTACTGATGCAGTATACACTGTAGCACAAATAGTTGATGGTACTTACGTTGCTTCTACAGATCCTAATGGAGCTACTAAAATTTCAGCATGTGTTGATTTTGTAGGTGCTTATGTAGATACAGTATTTGGTAACTGTTCATTTGATACTAGAGATCATTTCAATGCAGAGCCTGTTGAAATCATTGCTTCATTGCTTGATGAAACTGGTAATCCATGTAATGACTGTGGTGTTGCTTCTAGAACTCCTGGTTCTATGCAACAAACAAAAGGTGAAGAAGTTATCAGAGAATTGATTTTATCTGAAAGATACCGTCAGAGTCCTTATAACCAAGGAAATGCTGATAGTGCAAGAATCAGAGAAATTGAAATGTCTGATGAGCTTTTAGCAGCTGTAGATAGATCAGCTACTTATAGAGCTTATTATGTACAACATTCTGTGCCAAGATTTAATAATCCATCTGGTGTATTTGATAATGACCAGTATGTTTATAAAATCTATGCTAAGTGTAGTGATGCGGCTGCTCAAACTGCAGTTAAGAAAATCATGGAAGCTTTAGAAGCATGGGCTGGTGATAACGGAAACAAGGTTGTATTCCAAGATAGTAACCTATACTGGTAATATATAACAATGTTTAATTTAATTAGGGCAGGGGAGAAATCTCCTGCTCTTTTTATTTTAAATTGTCTGTAATTTTTTGTATATTATCTATATAGTGTAATAAAGTACTAAGAAATGGCAAGCAAACATATATTAAGTTTAGAAATTCCAGCAGTTTCAAATTGTGATCTTTTGTGTATAAAAGACACAAGTCAATACTCAAAAGAATTAGCAATAGATTGTGAGGAATTACTAATAACATTACCAGGTTACTCAGTTCCTGTACTTGTAAAAGTTGATAATAAGTTTGATATGTGTTTAAATGCATGCACGTTAGCATTACAAAAAGACAACTGTGGAACTAGTCAAGAAAAACTTCCTGATGGTATTTATATTGTAAAATATAGTGTATCACCAAACTCTAAGGTTTATGTAGAATATAATCATCTAAGAGTAACTAGATTACTAACTACTTATTATGAAGTGTTATGTGATTTAGAAGTACAAGCTTGTCAACCTGATTCAGACAAACAAGCATTGTTGGCAGAAATGAGCTATATAAAAGTTTTAATTGATGCTGCAGTTGCTAATGTTGAGTATTGTCAATCTGCTGCACATGGAATGCAGTTGTATAATTATGCTAAAACAAGATTAAACAAAATTGCTTGCCCTTCAGGAAACTGTGGTTCAAGCTCACAATATTTAATTTAAAACCAATAGTGTAATGTCAAACTGTCCAAAATGTGGTAAACAATTTACTTGTGGATGTCAGAAGGCTAGATTAGATGATGGAACTGTTGTTTGTAAACAATGTAAAGCATCAGCAAAAGCAGATGTAAGTACATCACGTGATTTAAATTTAGAGTTAGCTAGACAACAGATACAAGATTTAAAAAATAGATAAGCATGGCTACGGCAATAAGAAAAGGAAGTAATACTGAAAGGCAAAATGAATTAGCTTTATTAAAGAGAATAAAGATAGAACAAAATTTTGCTAATCAAGTTTACGCAAATTTTAGATCATTAAAATTTGGAATTGAAGCTTGTTGCTATCAAGACTTTGAACAATCTGTAATGAGAAAAGCATTATGTGATTGGCAAAATGCTGCTAGCAACAAAGTAGTTGTAGCTACAGAAGAGCCCGGTATATTTGTAGAACCATTAGCAAAGGTTAATGCTAAAGCAAGTATGTCATGTCCAGAAACACCAAGTAATGTGTGTACAGTTCTGGATTTAAAAGATATTATTGCAGACAACAATACATATACACAATGTTTTGGAACTGCATCTGCTGTATGGACAATAACTCATAATTTGGGGAAATTTCCATCAGTTACAATAGTAGATACAAGTAATATAGTTGTTGTAGGACAAGTAGATTATTTATCTAGTAATATTGTACAAATAACATTTAGCCAACCTTTAGACGGTTGTGCTTTTTTAAATTAAAAAGAATTAATAAATTATATAGATAACAATTAAAATTAAACAAAATGGCAATACAATTTCTTTCGGGGCTGGATGTAGATGGTAACATCACGTTGCAAAACTCCGCACAGTTAAAATCTGCTAGGATAGATAACCGCTCAAGTGATCCAACCGGAAGTACTGGTAGAATCTATTATAATACTAGCACAAATAAATTAAGGTTGTATAATGGTTCTTGGGTAGATTTAACTACTGGAGCTGATGATGATACAAAATATGACTTTAATGTACCTACAGGAACTACAACACTTAGATTAGCAGGTACAGATGGTACTAATGATGATGTGACTATTGCAGGTAGTGGATTAATTTCTGTTACTAGAGCAAGTGCTACACAATTAACAATTAGTACTACAGCAACATCTAATACAGGTACAGTAACAAATGTAGTTGAAGGTAAGGGTATAAAAATATCTGGAACCTCAACAGTAACACCAACTGTAAATGTAGATTATGAAGGTACAGATAACGCAATTTTAGCTGCAACTGCTGCTAGCCCAGTAGGTGCAGATACTATTTGGTTCTCTGATGATACTGATAATGAGATTAAAAAAGCTACTATTTCATCATTCCCAGGTTTTGGAAAAGATGGTACAGTAACTTCTGTAGCAACATCTGGAGGTTTAACAGGTGGTACAATTACATCTTCTGGTACTCTAGAGATTGATTATACGGGTACTGATAACCTTATATTATCTGCTGGCAATGGTACTTCAGTAACATTAGCTGATGCAGATCAGTTTATTTTTAGTGATGATACAGATGATGGTGCAAAAAGAGCTAATTTATCTCAGTTAGCAACTTACATTAATGCAGGTGCAGGTTCTGTAACTTCTGTTGGTGTAAGTGGTGGTTCTACTGGAATGTCATTTAGCAACTCTCCAATTACTACAAGTGGTACTATGACAATGAGTGGTACTCTAGATGTAGATAATGGAGGTACTGGACTTTCAAGTTATACTACAGGAGATATTTTATATGCTTCTGGTGGATCAACATTAGCTAAATTAGCTATAGGTTCAGCAGGTCAAGTATTAAAAGTTAGTGGTGGTATACCATCTTGGCAAGCAGATAGCAACTCAGGTGGTACTGTAACTAGTATTACATTAGCTGCAGACTCAGGAACTGGTTCAGCAATAACAAGCTCAGGTACATTTACATTTGATGGTGGTACAAATGTTACTACATCTGTAAGTGGTACTACAGTAACAATAAACTCTACAGATCAATATCAAGGTACTGTAACTTCAATTGCTACTCCAAGTGATGGTGGTTTGACTGGTGGTACTATTACTTCAAGTGGTAGTTTAAGACTTAAAAACTATAGTGCATTATCTGCTAATAAAGTAATGCAATGGGATAACACCAATAATCAATTAACAAATGCTCCTATTACTATTAGTGGTAATAATGCTACATT